GAGGCGGTCGAGGCGACACGGATCGCGCGTGTTCCTGTGTGAACGGGCGCGGCGACAACGGTCGCGGTCGCGGGCGCGACCGTTGCGACACGGTTACCGGCCGGACCGACGGCGAGCGTTTCGAATCCGCCGTCGACGGCGACGTCGACAGGTGTCCCGCGGGCGATATCGCCGGCGGCGCGAACGGTGACAGGGTCGCCGACGTGTAACCGTTCGGTAAACAGTGTTCCGCCGGGACGGTCGAGGACGGCGAACGTACAGGTCGCCGGCGGCGGTTGCTCGAACGTATTGCTACGTCCCCAGGCGATCGACAGTTCGGCGAGGACGGTCGGCTCGAGGCCGGCGACGAGGTCGGCGGCGGTATCGGCGAGGCGTGTCCCGGCGACGGTGACGACACAGTCCGGCGCGGTCACGGTGTCACGGTCCCGGCGCGACGGTTGACTCCGCCGACACGGCGCGAACGGCCGGACAGGATCCGGTCGATCTGTCGGGCGACGGCGTCGGGATCCAGGGCGCCGGTGACGTTGATCGTTACCCCGCCCGACGAGCTCGAGCTAGAGCTCGTCGTCGCGCGGCCGGCGACGGACGGCGCGGCGAACATGGTCGGCGACGCTCCCCCAGGGACGACGGCGAACGGATTTACCGCTCCAATAAAGTCGGTGACGCCTTTCGGGATTTTGATTTTGCCGATGAGGTCGAGGACGTCTTGTATCGCGCCGGTGATCTTGTCAACGATCCCTTTGATCGTGTCCCAGGCGGCTTTGATCGGCGCCGACAGGAAACCGGACACGGCGTCCCAGGTGTCGCGGATCCAGTTATAAACCGCTTTGATCGCGTCCCAAATACTGTCGCGGTGTTTGACGATCACGGCGACCATCAGTCCGAACGGTCCGGTCAGGATCGTCAACAGAAGCGGCCAATTATCTTTCACCCAGTTATAGACGGTCTGAATCGTCGACCAGACGACACGGACGGCGCCGTCGACGATGTTCCGGAACGTTTCACACTTCATGTAGGCGACGACAAACGCGGCGCCGATCGCGATCACGACGGCCGCGATAATAAAGATCGGATTCGTCAAGATCGTCAACTTGAGTGCTTTGAGGATCCCGTCAAAGAACGCGACGGCTTTCGATAGTCCTTCCTGGGCGGCGGCGTACAGGGTCGCGGCGCCGTCCAACGATTCGAGGCCGACGGCGGCGACTTGCATCCCGGCGGCGAGCTCTGGGAAACCGGCCATAGCGACGGCGTCGGACATATCGCGTAGGCCGGTCGTTGCCTTGCCGGCGGTCCCGCCGACCGAATCAATCGCGCCGGACACGTCGCGGGATTGTTTCGTCGCGGTATCGGCGGCGTCGCCGTAATCCTTGACCGCGAGTTTTGCTTTGTCGAGGCCGGACACGGCGCCGGACGTCGTCGCGGTGACGTCGATAGTCAGTGTTGCTTTACCGGCCATTTCGGATCCGTTCGGCTTGTTCGTCGAGGACGTCGAGGGCGGTCGCGATCGTCGCGTCGTCCTCGCGCGCCCAGGCGGACGGCGCGATATTGGTAGCGATCGCGAGTTCCACGATCAACCTGTGTCGCGATCCGTTGGGGAAGGGTCCGTGTCGACGGGCGTCGGATCGATCGACATGCAACGCGCCGAAAAGTCGTCGTAGGTGATGTCTTTGGGGATCTGTGCTTCGCGTTGCAACGCGTGCCAGGCAAGATAGGTCATCCATTCGATCTGGGCTTCTTGAGGTCCAGGCCAGTTTTTACGGCGGGCGGTCCGTTCATAGAGCAGCATGTCGAAATTGTTCGCTTGAACCTGATAGACGGCGCCGTCGTCCATTAGCACAGTGAGGTGTGGCGCGATCATTCGGACTTTGTCGGACACGGGTTAGACCTTTCGTTCGATCAGGGTTTGTACGTTGCGGGCGTAGGCGTCGAGGATCCGGACGCGTTCGGCGTCGACGGCGTCGAATAGGAATGGGTGCGGGCGGATCCCGCGCGACGGGACGCCGGAATGTATCGGCGTCGCGTAGCGGGCGCCGGCGCCGACGGTCGCGGTCGATCCGGTCCCGCGGCCGGTGATCGAACGGGCGAGGGCGCCGGTATCGGTCGGTGCGAGGCGGCGAGCTCGAGCGACCACGATCGTCACGGTGTCGTCGGCGGCGTCGTCGAGGTCGTCGAGGCCGCCGGCGATCTTGTCTAACGCGGCGGCGAGTTCGGCCGATCCTTTCTCCGTGATCGGCATCGCGTCACGTCGTCGACAGGTCGAGGACGGCCGGCGCGCCGGCGGTCAGGACAGGGTCGCCGACGATCGACCACCCAAAATCCGATGTCATGTTCGCTTTGGGTTCGTCGGATCCGAACATCAGCGGGTCGATCATCACGTCGCCGGTACAGGCGGTCCCGGCCGCCGTCGACGGTTCGAACGTGAACGGGAACGTTTCGCCTTTGTGCTCCCAGGAAAAGAACAGGATCCCGGCCTCGTCGGCGACGTCTTGGAACATTTCCCCGTTGAGCGTCGCACCGTAGGTTGTCGATCCGCCGACCGTTTCGCCACACAGGACGATCACGTCGTCGTCTTTGTTCTTTTCCCATTCGATACGACACGAAATGATCTGACACGACACGTCGATCGGCGATCCGACTTCGCCGATCGTCAACGTCCCAGGTCCGAATTTTGTCACCTTCGCGGACATCAGTTATCTCCTTATTGATCGTGGAAGCTCGGCGAGCTCGAGGGCGGGCGGACACAAGGTCCGGACGTCGACGTCGACGTCGGCGGACACGGTGACGGCGTGTAACGTCGGTCCGCCGGCTAACAGTACGGTGGCGCCGGCGAGCGTCGCCGTCCCGACGAGCTCGAGGGCGACCCAGGCGGCGGCGGTGAGGTCGTCGAGGTTGGCGAGCTGGGCGGGTTCGGCGCCGTCGACGACCACGATCACGGACACTTCGGCGACGACCGTTCGCGGATCCGACGGTCGGATCCCGAACGGTGACACGATCCAGGCCGTCGGCGTCGCGAGTTCGTCGGGCGCGTAGGCGTGTATCGAGGCGGCCGGTAAACCGACGGCGCCTAGTTGTTCGACGAGGGCGGCGAGGACGTCGGTTCGGACGTCGGCGAGCGGTGTCACGCGATCCCCCAAACGTGACGGTCGCCGTCGATCAGGGCGGCGTAACGCTCGAGGACGTTGTTCGGGATCCTGGGCGGCGGCGCCGGCGCCGTCGACCACGTACCGGACACGTCGGCCTCACGGTCCTTGAGGCGATAGACGTCGGTGGCGACACCGATCGCGGCGCGCCATAGTCGGCGAGGGTACGGCGGGACAGGCGGCGTGAGAACGTCGTCGACGAGTACCGATAGGCGTTCGTCGATCAGTTCACAGGCGACCGTCGTACATTCGCCGACGTAGGGCGCGTCAGGGTGCGCGTCGGTCATTCGCAAACGCTCGAGGACGTCGGCGACGGTGCAATATTCCGAAGCCATTATCTCGAGGCGGTCAGGACTTCGAAGCGGAACGGCCGGCGACGGCGGCGGCTTTTGTGACGCCGGCGGGCAAGAACAGGCCAGGCGCACCCATACCCCAGATAGCGACGTCGGTCCCCAGTTTGGGGACGTCGGGCGCCGAAATGAGGAACGGTCCGTCCTCGAGCCAGCGGGCGGCTTGTTCGTTGGTGACGATCACGGTCCCGGCCGGCGCCATAGGTGCTTCGACAACTTCGAGGCCAGAAATGTTGATCCGCAACGTCGCGGCGTCCGCGGTCCCGGACTGGTTTTGTGTCCCGTACTGGGACGGCATCAGATCTTCGCGGCCGCCCCAGGCGAGGAACACGTCGGACGACACGATCACGGCCGACGCCGGGAGGCCGGTCACTGTGCGGACATGCGCGGATGCGCCGAACAAGAATGCGCGGATTTCGGCGGCGGTCGCGGTCAACGGTGCGAGAACGAGGGTATGTCCGGCGCCGGCGACGAGGGCGTCGACAAACGCGTTCTCCGTTGTGAGGCCGTAGGCGATCTGCAAGATGTTGTCGTACAGGGTGAGGTATCCAGGGACCGAACGCTTCTGGAGCTGAAGGGCGACGTCGCTCCCGCCGGCGTATGTCTTGAGTGTTGCCTGGCCCCGCTTGAACGAGACAAGCACACTGGTTATCTCGGTTTTCTGGGCGGCTTGTTCGCCGACGATCGCGGTCAGGTCGCCGTCGTAGTACGGCCAGTAGACATCCATTCCGCTATCGCCAGGCGAACGCGGTCCGCCGAGCGCGGTGATCGTCGGGCGGCCGGAATCGACGACGCCGAATACTTCGGTTAGCCATGCGGGCGGGATCACGCCGGGATTATCGGTCGTGATCTGATTCACCCAGACGCGGGCGGCGCGATGCGCGGCGCGATGCGCGGCGTAGGCGTCGACAAACTGTCGATTGAGGACGGCGGCCTCGTCGCGTGGTGCGCGGCGGGCAACTTCGGTGAGTTCGGCGAACGATCCGAAACGGGCGAGCGGCGACGCCGGCGCGCCGTTCGAACGGGACACGCCGAAACGGGCGATCTCGGCGCGGACGAGCTCGGCGACCTGTCGCCGGCCGACAGGCTCCACAGGGTCGGGATCGTCGCCGGCCGGGTCGGGCTCGTCGGGATCCGGATCCGGCGAGGCGGCGACGCGGGCGGCGCCGACGGCGCCGGCGAACGCGCCGGTAGTCGGCGGCCAACAGATCGCGACGCCGGTCAACAGGGACGGCGCGTCGGCGGTCCGGACGATCGAATCGCCGTGATCGACGGACGGGACGTCGGCTTCGATCGAGACGTGTACGGCGCCCAGTGTGCGGGCGAGGGCGTAGGCGTCGCGGCCGGCGCCGCTATCGGCGAGCTCGAGCGTCGCGAACAATCCGTCGGGACGGTCCTCGAGGCCGGTCGCGCGTCCGATGAGGGCGCCGCGTTCGATGCCGCGCGCCGTCGGCGTATGTCCGTCGAATACGGCGACGAGGTCGTCGGGCTCGAGGGATCCGGACTGCCACGATTCGTCGTAGAACGATCGGCCGTCGTCGGTGACGCGGGCGACCTGTCCCCATGGGACCAGGCAGACGCTGATCGTTCGGGCGGCGTCGTCGGACGTTTCGACCTGGGCGCGACGGACGATCCCGACGTGCGCGGCGGCCTCGAGCGTCCCGGCGGCGCGGGCGACGGTTTGACGGATCGTTGACATAGCTAATCTCCCAGGTTCTTGGATGTTCGGTGTAGCGGTATCGGTGGCAGGGTCGGCGAGCATTGTCGAGCTCGAGGGCGCCGGTAGGGCGTCGGCGGGTAGCGGCGGAAAACCCTCACGGGCGCGGACTTCGGACGGAAGCATCCAGCCGCCGGCGATCCCGACGGCATAGGCGTTCCATCGCGCTTCGAGGTCGGTCCGTAAGAGTTCGGCGGTGTCGAATCGGACTTGTGTCCCGTACGGCGTGAGGTCGGTAAACGCGGCCTCAATTCGGTTGAGGTATTGGCCTAGCCCGACTTTGAGCCATTTAGAAAACTCGGCCTCTGTCGTCGCATAGGTGAGACTGTCGCCGGCGGCGACGTTGACGAGGGACGGCATGACACCGAACGCGCGAGCTATTTCGGTGTTGGCGATCGCGATTGATTCGACGAGCTGGGATTCGACGGCGGACGATCCGATCGGTGCTAACTGTCCGTCCCGGTCGATAATCGCGGGTTCGTGTTTGCGTGCCCAGGCCGACAGGACTTGAGACTTGAGCTCGGCGGTTTGGGTCGCGTTCAATGTTTGTTTGACGAGGACGGCGACCGACGGAAACCCGGCCTCCCAGAACGATCCGGCCATGTCGTAGAGGGCGGCGAGGTATTCGATCGCGCGGGAACAATCGTTGAGCGGCGCCGTTCCCAGGGATCCGGCTTGAGTGACGCGCCACGGGATGAGGATCGCGCCGGTCCCAGGCTCGAGGCGTTCACCGTTGTAGTAGACGGCGGCGAGGCGGCCGGCGTCGTCGAATTCGCCGAACGCGCGCGACGCGTCGACGACACGGACGGCGGCCGGATAATCGTCGGCGTAATGCGCGGACGGGATCAACCAGACGTGTCCCCATCCAGTGAGGTTGTTACACAGGCGGTGCAAAGTCTGCCAGCGCGGCTCGTACGGATCCGGTCGGACAATGATCGGCGGTTGATCCGGTCGCGGCGCGTTGCCACGGTAGGCGATCATCGGTAACTGTCCGACAGTGTTCGCGATCAGGTCACGACAGGCGACCACGATCGGCAGTTCGAACGCGGTCAACGCGACGCCGGATCCTCGAGCGGCGATCGCGTCGGCGATCGAAGCCTCGAGCGCGTTGAGGTCGCCGGCGCGGCGGGCGATCTGGCGACGAGCTCGGCGAGACATATCGCAAACGACACTCGTGTAACACGCGGGCGGCGTCAAATTCCGGGCTCTAGTTTTCGTTCTAACGGCCTCGAGCGTTCGGTCCGGTATGTCAGGGCAGGCGACGGGCGATCGGGCGTTAGGCGACGTTGGGCGGGCGGCCGGCGCCGGCGCGGTGTACCCAGGCGGCGAGCGATCCGGCGATCAGGGCGCCCGCCC